CTGTAAACAATAACATTTTTGTTTACCAACTGTAGAAAATCTTTATCACTAGATACTATGAATATTTTATCATCTGGGTGATTTGGTAATTTATCACACAGATATGCTATGATATCATCCGCCTCTACTTTATCTAATATAACAGTTTTAACTGGTAATGTTTTTAGATAATGTATTACTCTAACTATTTGATCTACTTTAGAATCATGCTCATCATCTAATGAATCAAATACTTCCCAATTTGTAACTCGTTGATCTTCTCTACCTGATTTATATTCTGATATTATATTTTTTCTATTTGTAGTAGAAGATGCTCCATCAAATACAACATAAACTTGATCAGGTTGTGTTCTACGAATTTCAGCTCCTAATGAACGGAAAAACCCACCCAAACCTCCTATGTGAATACCACTTGGATTAACCATATTCATCATAGCGAAATTTCTAAAAAATAAATTTAAACCATCTATAAGTAGTGTTCTTGTACCTTCAGATGAGCCGGTATCATTCTCCTCAGTATCATTGAGAAGTTTAAGTAAGTTTTTCTTGTCCATAATTTTATTGTGGTTCTTCTGTGTAAGTAGTAATGTCGTTGTATGCTTGCTCTTCTTCTACAATTGTAAAATCTGCTCCACCTAATATGTCTTTCCAAGCTTGTGCATTTTCGTTCTTATACTCTTTAAGTTCCTTATCATTGTCATTAATAAAACCATGAGGTGTCATTACAATTTTACCTCTTGTAGTAACTCCATTAATATGGTTTTTATCAATCTGTAGATTAACTCGTTTAGCAAATTCTACTTGCTTACCATCTTTAATTGCTTTAATTTTAGATGTTCCAGCATTTGAAATATTGCCAAACGTAACTACAAATGTAGAATCAAACCACATAGCGAATCCACCTTTATTCATTAATTTTGGTTGACCCATAGGTGATTCTGCTTTTGCTGTCCATACTTTATTAATACAAACTAATGTATTAGTAAATTCAGATGATTCCTTTCTTGATAGTGTAATTCTTTGGTTAACACTGTTTCCAAATTGTGTAGACATTGCACCTGCATTCCATTCATTATTATTTTTATTTGATTTAACAGACATTTCACAAGGTACTGATCCTATTGAATCCCATAAGAATACTAAATCATAAGGTAAATTACCTCGTTTTTGTTCATCAATTAAATCTAAAATAAATTTAGCTACGTCTTCTATAGTGTGGATAGTTTCTCTATCAGCATAAATAAATTCACCTTCGTAATTTGTAATTTCTCCAGTATCTTTATCTACTATTTCTTCTACTTGCAATCCCATTTGCTTTGCATGTTCCCAATTCCATTTCATTTCTGTAATAATAAAAACAGGTAATATACCTCTTTTTTGAGCTGATACTGCTGTTTCTAGTAATGCTGTTGTTTTACCTGTATCAGAATGTCCTCTTAATAAAACAATGTGTCCTTGAGGAATACCTGGTATTGAGGTAACATCTTGAAATGCTTGTGAAAGTGGTATCCAAGTTTGTTCTTTAAACTTAACGTTTTGTTTAAGTCCCTTCTTTTCTTTGAAGGAACTTAAATCAAACTTAGATCTTATTTCTTTGGAGACTGCCTCCGATAGTGATTTTTTTACTCTAGGCATATAAATCTAATTAAAATGGTAAATCATCCTCAAAAAGTGAATCAAATTCCTCTGATTTTGCTTTTTTAGGTGTACCTTGAGTTGATAATGTAAATTTCTTTTCTTCTTTAGGTTGTGAATCACCTTCAAAACCACTAGCAGGTTCAGATATAATATCATCTTCTTTTTCTTCACCTCCAGAAATAAAGTTTTGTAACTCTTCTTTTAGTTTATCGTAAGTGTATTTATATCTTTCCTCTAGTAAAATTGGTTGATTTTCTAACCAAGTTGTAATCTGAGAAGCATCCGAACTAAGAGGTGTTTGCTTTGGTTTAGGTCTTACACTTAATGCAAATCCAGGTCTATCTTGTACTTTAGTAGCATTAACTACAAAATCAAAACCTTGATTAATATCTGTAAAATCACCATAATCCTCATCATCGGCAATTGATAGTAATTCCATATAAATGGTTTTACTAAATTCAAATAATCTAACACCCTTATCTTCTTCTCCTCTAACAATAACAGGAGCAAATACTCTCATTTTAGGATCTAGTTGTTTTGCTAGTCTCCAATTTTCAGATTCAGATGATTTTCTTAATTTTTTAGTAAAATCCACTATTGGATCATCTTCTCCCCAGTTTGTTAATGCTACTATTGGGTATTTTCCAACTCCATAGTGCATGAAGATTTCTTGAAATGGGTTGTCTTTGTTTATTTTTGAAGGTACGAACCTGATTTGGTATTTTCCTTCTGCTTTTGGTTTCCAGTAGACTAGAGTATAGTCTTTTTTTTCTGTTTGTTTTGGTTTGGAGGCCTGGTTTAGGTTGTCCAAACGACTTTTGATTTTGTTTAAATCCATAATTGTAACTATTTTTTAAAAATTTCAATGTGAATATACGAACCGTAAATTTGGAATCCAAATTATAGTTCGATTATTTTGTGAATTTTAGTATTGAGTTGTTTTAACTCATTATGCTGGGTAAGCAATATACAGTTTCTGTAATGTTTCCAGTTTATAGGGAATTTAGTGTTTACTACTCCCCCATTTAGGCTTTTAATTAGCTCATTTAATGCGTTTATAGTATATAAAGTATTAGTTTCTTTTTTTCTGTGGACTAGTATTGTGTTTGCAGGGATTTCACTTACATTACCTTGATCTACATTGTAAGTCAGAACATATTCATCATTGCTTTTTATATACAATGCAAACATTTTATTATACATTATTGAGTATTTAGAAGAGAGACTTTTGACTAGTCCCTCTAACCCCTCCAATGTAGTAAAAGTACAAAACAGTTTATTATTCAAATCACTAATGTTATAAGGACTTTCAAAGTCGTAATTCGCCTTATACATATTAATCTCGTTCTGTAAAATCGTAGCTGTCTCCATGTTTAATTTTTACTTTTAATTTATATTTTTTAAATACTTGGAGTATTTTTTTAATATCTTCTTTTTCTTCTTTACACACATCCAATAAAAAAGCATCATATGTATAAAGAATTAATTTTGTTTTTTTACCCTTTAGTAATTTAATTATATCCCATAATATACGAACATTTGTTGCAGTCTCCAAATTCTGTAGTAGATAATTAAATAATTTTTGTGGGTTCATATTATCTAATTTCTTGTATTCAAATTTATGTTTTGATATAGGACATTCTATATAACCATTTTTCCTAAAGAAATACCATAATTGATCTATATATTTTTGAATCTTAGCAAAAAATTCTAAATTTCTGTATTCTTTAAATACACCCCCATAAAGTTGTTTAAAAGTTAATTCTTTAGCTTTCTGGTAATCCACTCCGTACATCTTTGAAAAAGATTTGTGGATATCTCTACTATCAAAAGTGTAGTTAATAAGAGAAGCAGCCAAGGTAGGATGATAAGCGGATATATCAATTTCAAGAAGGATTTCATTTTCTGGTATAAATATTTTTCTACAACCGTTGTCTTTATTTAATGCAGCAAAATTTACTCCTCCAAATCTGTTGGAGGGTCTTGTTGTGGTTGTTCTGTAATTATATTGTGTATAGACTTTATCTCCCCAATCTTTATCGAAGTATTGTTTGAAGAGTTCTCTATTAACTCGTATTCCACTCCTTTCAATGGCATTGAATACCAATGGTACTCTGTTGTTGTAAAATTCGTTGACTGGTTCATTAAAGTATTGTTTTAAATTGTTATAATTTTTTTCACAAGTTTCATAATGTTTAACGATAGGAACTATTCTGTTAATATCCAACTTATTTTTAGCTCTTTGTTGTAAAATTTGGTGAGCTTTAGTAGTTTCCATTTCATATTCTGGGGAGGATAAAGAAATATCTATTATATTTTTATGCACGTAATAATGCAAAAATTCTTTTTTACCCCAAACATATAATGTATCATAACTATTAATTAATTCAGCAATATATTCGCTGTTTAACGGCATAGATTCGCTATGATTTATTGAGATAATATAACCCTTATGTGCATCTAAAGGGTGTACATATACTAAGGATATTTTATTAGTTACAGGATGCGTTTTATAAGAATATGGTATAACTTCTATGTAAGCTTCTTTGTAACCTTTATTATAAAAACCTTTTAATTGGTCAGTATTTTCAATTAGCCAAAACAATTATGTAAATATACGAAAGATATTTTTAATATCCACCTCCTCCTCCACCACTATATCCTCCTCCACCACTATATCCTCCTTCCCCATTTGAAGGTGAAGATGTTTCAGTTGTTGTAGGTGAAGTAGAAACACTTTCTTCAGAAATATCACTTCCAAATTTATATGTTGGAATAATATTATTTGTTATAGGGATTAAAAGGTGCTCAGGTCCATCTCCATGGTATCTTCCTGACATATATCCTATATCTTCCATTATATGGTAGTATCCTATATAATTTTTTCTATTAGGTAATAATAATTCATTTCCATTAGTGTAAAGATATCTAGTAGGTTTGCCTCTTTTTGAAAAGTTACCATTAAACCAATCATAAAATCCTACCCAATTATTATTAATTTCTATACTCCTAACAGTTTCTTTATTTAAATCAGATACATTTTTTGTTTTGGATTTTAATACCCAAGTAAGAGATAGTACTTCATATAAATCAAAAGCTACTTTTGGATCCTGAGATTTAAATTTTTTATATGTTTCAAGATTTGTTTCTATAAAGATACCTTCATTTGATTTCTTAGCAAAAAATCTTGGATAATATCCTGTTCTATTATTTTGTAAAGTAGGTTTAGAAATGTAACTTAAAGGTATGTCTCTTTTTTTTGGTTTTAAATCATTAGAAAGATTATTATAAATTGTATTATTTTTTATATTAATAATAGTATTAGGATTTAAATTAGGTACTGTTACATCTTCGGCTGGGGATAAAGAAGTAGGATCAGGGTCTCCACTTTGTAAATTTTCACTTATAGTAGTATATCTACTTTTTTCTTCATCAACTTCTAATTGTGGGTCAGGTATTAACTCAATACTAATATCCGAAGGTGTAGATCCCGCAAACTTTTTACCGTTAGAAACTAAATAGTATGGTCCCGAATAAGGTTTTAAGCTTTTTTTAGTTACTAATTCCCCTGCATTAGCATATAAATTAGGTGTTATTTGAGACTGTGGATAATACATTTAATATTAATATTTATGTGTTGGAAAATTTTTTGGGATTTGAATTTTATCCTGTTCTTGTCCCCAACCACCTTTAAAATTACCTATTTCCATCTTAGTAGGATTCCATGGAGGTAAATCTCTAGGAAGCTTAGCACTTGGATCATAACTAGATACTGTGGGATTAAATTTATTATTTTTACCAAAATGTTGTTTTAATTGTTGAACTAAATATTCATCAGGGTACACATCCGTTTTTGATGTGCCTTCTTTAACAGAATTATGAGTAAAAACCCCCATAGTAGTTTTATTAAGTAAAGGAGTTTCTTTAGTACCAGGAAACATATCATTGTAAGCTTTTTTATCAAAAACAAATTTAATACTATATCTATAACACCATTCTTTAATTAGTTTTATACAGGTATCTACCATCGCAGTACTATATTTTTGATATATTTTAAATCCTCTATATCCTCCTGCTAAAGGTTTTAAATTATAACCTACAGGTGTTCCTTCTTCTCCTTCGGGACAATAAACTTTACTTCCACCCCCTCTATACCATTGACCCTTTTCATCTTGTTTAGTAAACCATCCTAATCCCATAAGTTCAACAGATAAACTCCATTTTGAATTTGCAACTCCTTCAGAATGTGCTTTTCTATTTTCAGGTACGCATCTTTCTAAAATTCCATTTTTATCTATAACACAAGTAGTAGATCCATAACTTCTTGAACCATCTTTAAGATACCCTGGAGAGTTTCTTTTATTCCAAAAAGCAATAGTATTTTTACCTCTATCCTCCTTAGCATGGCCCGCAGTATGGTGTAAAAATATTTGAGTAGGAATATTTTTTGAATAAATACTCCAAGCATCTATAGTAAAAACAAAGCCTTGATAGGTTCTTACATATCCTTCAGGTACTGTTGTATCCGTTACATTTGGGATTTCTGGTGATTCCCCCCCTGTAGTTTCTTTTCTAGGAGAAGAACTATCAGGAGATCCAAAATTTATCCCTGTAAGTAAAAAAGGTGTATGTATTACTTTTTTTCTAGTTGCCATAATTAAGATCCATCTTTATATTTAGAAGTAGCAATTGTTTCTAAATTAGTTATCCACTGATTATTTTCTATTTTATGGTTCACTTGTGATACAACAAAATCTAAAGAATCTCCATAATTTGAGGGTAAAAATGAAGTATTAACAGTTACTCTATTATAAATTTTTATTCCACTAATACCATCCATTTCTATCCCCAAATTAAAAGGAATAAACCCCATTGAACTTTCTACAATAGCATTTTTATCTTCTAAATAATTCTGCATACTTTCAGCTTGAGCATATTTGTAATAATTTGACATTATATCTTGGGCTGAACTTATATAATCATAATTAATAACGTAATCAGTATCTTTTTCCGGGAAATTCAAACCACATCTAGCATATTCTTTTGTTATTAGATTGGCATAGGATGTTAAAATTAATTTATATTGTTCTTCAAATGAACTAGGAGGTATAGGTTTAAATCTATCATGTATCCCTATATTCCACTTTGAAAGAGCAGTAGCTTCTGATCCAGGAATAGCACCATTAGCAGTAGCCCCTATAGTGATCATACTGGCATATTCTTTACTAATTTCTGTTTTTAAATTTATATTACGTACAAAAGAAGATTTATAACTTTTAGGATCTTTAGATCGCTGATTATAACCAAAAACTTCTAAAGTTACATCTTTTTGATCAAAACTTTCATATCCTAAAGCTTTAGCTATTTGTTCTAATCCTGGTATTGTAGTAGAATCTATAAACTTAATTGTGTTTGTACTTTTATCTATAACGGGTTCAATATTAGTTATATTCCCCGTACATTCATTTATATCATCTGTAATAGCTTTTAAAAAAGTAAATAAATCAACTTTATTTTCAGTATCTACTGCTTGTAATATTTGTTCTACTCTAGAAAAGCTAAAATATATATTCATTATTTTTCCATAATAAAAACCATCAATTTTGTCAACAAAAGATTCTAGATTATTAAATATGGAAGTATATTGAGGAGTTTGTCCAAAAGTTTCAGTATAAAAATTAGGGTTAGCTATAAGACATTTAGTAATGTTAGTAGAAATAACATTATCTATAGTATAACATATATTAGTTTTTTGATTTGTATCAAAATTTATTACTGGGGATTTATTATCTACAGTAAAAACTACTTTTTGTTCTAAAAAATCAAGTAATACCCCTAATCTTACATAATAAGAATTTGAAATAGGAGATACAAATAAAAAGGCAAAATCTCTTGATTTAGATAAAGTATAATTAGGAAAACCTATTTTATTATTCCATTCTATTACTTTTTCACTTGGCTCTTGATAAGCTAAGTTTACAATATCTATAAGACCTGTTTGAGGAGGAGATAAGGGTTTTCCTGAGGTTGCCGCTGCATTTTCTAGAATATTGACTGCATCCCGAGGATTTGTAGAATCTTTTACAACTGTAGGGGATTCATCTAAATCAATAAGATCATCTTTAATTTTTCTATTTAAGTTTTCAGTAGCGGGTTTTGAAAAAGATGAAGGTGTTTTAAATTCGTGGTCAAAAGGATTTATAATTCTTCCTATTTCCATAAATTCATCATTTTGTTTATTTGAAAATAATGCTATTTTTGGTAAAGTGTCCAAGGAAGTGTCAAGAATGTTTCTTATTGAATTTTCTTGACCAAATATATTAGTAGTGTTATAAGTAGAGTTTATGGATTGATATGTATAAAGAGGGTAAAGTTTTCTAATTGTATAAAACCAATTAAATATATCATTTTTATTTCTTTTTTCTTCTAATTCTGTTTCATAAGCTGTAACTTCAGTTACCTCTTCTGTTATTTCATCTTCTTCGGGAAGTTCAAATCTAGGATCATCATCACCTCCTGCTTGGTTAGCTTCTACAAATAAATTGTAAACGTAAGTAAGGAACATCTCTTCAGTACATAGAAAAAATATAAGTTCACTTAACACTTTATTATCTGGAAATGGTAATATTGTTTTAGGATTTGTATCATCATTGGTTTCTCTAGTAATTTCATACAAAGCAATAGGACCTTCTTCTAAAGGAGGAGCTGTATCAAAAACAAAATCTCCACCTCTCATTAATTCATCAAAACCATCATGAAGATAAAACCAACCATTTTTTACTCCAGGCCATAATGCCCCAGCTGCTTGAGCACCATAACCTTTACCTAAATCCATTAACTTATTTTGTTTACTATCATCATATCCACCCCATCCTTTTATTTGTCCATCTCCTGAGTCTTTTATGGTAACTTTATCTTCTTGACCTACTATTCTTTGTCTATCAATTACTTCATTTTGGGATTGAAATGTGATTGCATTTTGTCCTTCTATAGGGGCAAAAAATAAATCAACTATTGATTTATTATTACCTTCCCCAGTAATAAAAGATATTTTATTTGACCCTCCTCCTTCACTAAAGGGTAAATTTGGGTTATAAGAAGTAACTCTTTTAACTAAAATAACATCTTTATAAGTTTCATCTATGTTTTCAATACTAGTTCTAAAAAATGCAGTTACCCAATTACCAGCTGCTGAGGTATATCGATCGTAAGCAACTTTTGCTGATTGGCCTCCTGTTCCTAAATCAAGTGTTCCTATTGAAGGATCTTTAAGTATTTCATCTACAATTGATTGGTTATCTTGCAATTCAGGTGATATATCTGGGGGGGATATATAATTTAATTTTAAATCTTGATTTTTATAAAAAGGCCTAAAATTAAAAGGAGTAGGATTCCAACTTGCCCCCTTATCAAACATATAATTATATCCATTTCCGGCTTCAAATACAGTACCAATTTTTCCAATATCTCTTACACCTCCAAAAACATTATGGAAACCAGTTGTTTTCATTTGTTTATAATATTCTTGTAAAGCCTGTTTTAAGCCTGGGTATAAAACATCATAAAATGCTTGTTGTGGTACTGGGTCATCTTGATATATCTTTTTTAAAGTTTCAAAATCACCTACAGCTTGGGGAGATGGTTGAGGTTTAGATTCTTTTACTCCAGCTGGGGTATTTACTTTTAAAGATTCTATAACATCCCCTACACTGTTTATTCTTAAAGCTACATCATAACTTCCATCTGTGTTAAAATTCCATGAAAAGTTAGTAATTACTCCAAATAAAGCATCATAATTTCCCTTATTTTGTTTTCTATATTTTTCAATGTCTTTTAAAACTTTATTAACTTCACTATTTGAAGCTTTTAAAATAGTAGGGGTTTTTTCTGTTACTTTAGCTTTATATCTCCACCAATCTCTATCTCCTAATGTTGGTATTTGAGTTACTAATTTTAAACTATCTCCTTCTTTTGTTAGATATTGATTTACTCCCCATTCTAAAAGAATATAATATCCTATTCTCATATATAAGGTTTCTATAATGTCAAATTGATTTTTATTTTGAACCTTTATATTTACAGTAGCTTCTTTAAGAGATCCTCTATTTAAATCCTTAATATTAGCATTTATAATACCAGGCATAGGAGAATAACCAAAATCGGTTCCACCTACACCATATGCACCATTAGGGTTTGAAGGGGAAGTAATGCCTGCTCTAGCATTATTATATATCGATTGTTGAATTGCCTCTTGTTGAATTTGATTTAAGCCACCTTCAGATAAACCATTAAATAAAACATACTTTTTAGCTAAATCTTCATCTCCCCCAATCCCATCCATTAATGGATTACTTTGACCATTTTTACTTTTTAAGTAATTAATTCTATTACTCTCAAGCCAAATTGCAGATGATAATCTAACCCAAGCATTTCTAGAATTAAGGTAAGAAATTTCTTCAGGAGACCTATTTTGACTTCTACCATGAACCTCTTGGCGAACCTCAATTTGTTCCCTTACATATTTTTCAAATGGTTGTTTTAATAAATTTCCCATAACTTAAAATATTAATACCCTCCATTGCCTCCTGAGTTAGTGTTAGATATATTACTGAATGTAGTAGGGGTATTTTCATTTCCAAATTCACTTAAAGTAAAAGCAGGATTAATAGGAATTCTGATTTGTGATCCTGGAGGGGGTGTTAATGAACTTTTATCTAAATTTCCATTAGCATTGGCTATAACCCACCATAAAGAAGAATCTCCATAATATTGAGAAGCTAGAGTATCATATCTATCACCTATAGTGGTATAAACATATATATCACTTTCAGATCTTGGTATTTCAGGATAACGTACTGTTTGAAGCATGGGCTTCATATTATTAGAAAGAATTAAAGGTATGTTAGTATATCGTGCCATTAGTTAGTTTTAGGATTAACTCTATTAACATAATCACTATAGCTTTCATTATTTGTAGGTAAAGTATCGTAATTATTATTTTCTCCGTTTTCTAAAGCTAAATATCTTTGAGGACCATATTCAGTTACAATTCCTTCTCCATTTTCAGCTTTATTATATTTATTTACTTGTTTTTCTGGTCTAAATTTATGTATTGGAGTAAAGCTCATTCCCACATTACATATCATAGGCATTTCTTTTACAGAATTATCAAATCCTCCATCATCATTAATACCTATTTCCCAAGGAGATTCTTGTGGAATTTCTAATGTTAAATTTGTAATAAAACCAGGTAAATTATAACACCAACCCCCCATTGTTAATTCTACTAAAGGTCCACCTAAATACCCAAAACTACTATAAGTAGGTGCTAAATTAGAAGCTAAAAAATTAAGCTTTTTATATTGCTCCATTATTTCAGGTTTTGACTGGGCTGCAATTGTAAAACCCATTTGTACTCCTCTAGAAAATGAACCATATTTATGAAAAGCTTCTCCTCTTCCTACATAGTTAACAGGATTCCATGTTGCATTATAAGTATCTGAAAAATTACTAATGAATGCCCTAAAAACCATATATTGTTTTAAGGAAGGATCCTCATTATTTAAAGCAGCTATTCTAAATTTAATTAAATCATTTTTAAAAAAATTAACTTTATCTTCTTTTATAGCCTTAGATTGGTAAATAGGCATTGCATTTATTTTATCTACAGCTCCTATTGAATTTCCAGCAGAATCTCTTTTTCCTATTGTATAACTTATTATATTTCCTCTTTGCCCTGGGGTATTCATATGAATTCTAGAACCTCCGGGACCTTCTATCCTTTTATTAGGATCAGAATAACTGGGAGATATACTTGTTACAATAGAAGAGCCATTTTCTGCAGTTTCACCTTCTAAAAGGGGTGCCGTAAAGTTAGATATAGAATCCGAACGTAATTTTATAGGTTGACCATTTGTATTATTTCCATCTAAACGTATGTTAGTTTTAGAATATAGAGCAATTCGAGGATTATTAATACCAGTTCTTTTATTTGGAGGAGGAAGAGGAATATTTGTTGTACCTATTCCTAAAATAGCTCCTGGTCCTCCCGGATATGAAAGAAGTTCTGTTGGGTTAGGTGAAATTCCTGTAATTGGGTTAACTGATTTAGTATTAGTAATTTTAGATTCAGTTAATAAAACTAATCTATTACTATCTCCAGTATCTCCTCCTTTTACACTTGTAAAAACATCTGTATATGTAGTTATCCCTTCTAAAGGATTTAAACCTTGTTTATTTAAATGAATTCCTGTAAAATTAATGCCTGCTTGAGCTAATGTAGATAAAGGAGTATATGCTCCTTCGTTTAAAACTCCTGTACTAGCTTGAGTTCTAACTGATGTTTGAGAAAGTAAATTTTGCTTTGCAATAAATTGAATTCCTCTTGTTCCTACAAACATTTTTCCTAATCTTACTACATCGTCAGCAGCAGATAAAGGAGCACCCAACCCCCCTCTTAGTAAAAAATCTTCAGATTGTGGAACAATATTTTGATCTATAGAATTCTGAATATAGGGTTCTTTACTGTCCCCTCCTCCAGGTCTATCCTTCCCAAATTTAAGAGATTTTAAATTAGTTTGTATATTTAATAATCTACTCACTTAATTTTTAAATTCTACCTATTCCTTCTGTTGGAGCACTGTTTTTATAAGTACCTTTTGCAAATGTATTATTTAAAGGAATAGTTTTTCCATCTTTATTAGGTCCTTTTGGAGTAATCCCATCTAAATCTAATTGTGAAGGTTGAGGTTTTCCTAAAATTTCAGGATTACCATTTACTGAATAGTCAAAGTGTAATTTTGATTGTGATTTATCTTCTATTGGAGGAGTTATCCCATTATACCCTGTAAGGGTAGATTCTCCCTTAAGTAATTTATCTTGTAGTCCCATGATTGTTTATTTTTTTATTATAAATATTTAATTTTAAGGGATTCTTCGTGTTTGAGTAGCTAATGCATTATCTACTCTATTCCCATCTAAGTAAGTATTAGCTGTTATACCTTTTTCAAGATTATCATTTAATCTTTTTAATTCATCTGAATTATTATTATTACCACTAGCAAAAACATTTTCTACTCCTAAGTTTTGTAATCCTCTACCTAAGTAATTATCATTAGCTAATCTATTACCTGCTGCCATAGTACTTGAAAAATCTATTTCATCTCCTGTAATAAGATTTCCAATATTTCCCAAAATATCTCCTGTAACTGCACCTGCAAAGCTTACAAAATCAAAAAGAGGTTTAAGAAGTTGTACTATTTTTCCTACTATACCAAATATACCCATAAAAACATCAAAAACTGGCATTAAAGGTTCTATTAAAGATACAAATACTTCATTTAGTTTATCCATAGCAGCTGTCATTCTATCAGCCATACTAGCTTGTTGTCTTAAACCCTCAACTCCATCTTGTGCCAGTTCTTTTTGAGCTTGAGCTAATCCTACTTCTTCTATTCTTTTATTAAGTAAAGCAGCTTGTTCTTCTGCTTGTTCACCCGTTGCTCCTCTTAATTGTTCTTGTACAAATAGAGTTTTAGCTAACTCCTCTCTATTCATATTAACAGACTTAGCAATTGCATCCTGTTGGATTCTATTCATTTTTCCAAACTCAGCAGCACTTCCTACATTTTTAGCTACTTCTTCTGCTAGTGTAGCTAAATCATTATCTAAAGCAGCTTGTCTTGCTTTTTCTAAATTAATTTCTTTACCTGTTAAAAGTTCAGCTTGTAATTCTTGAGCTATAGATTGCTCAAAATCTAACATCCCTGATGCTATATTTTCTACTGCAGATAATTCCATTCCCAAAGACTTAGCTGTAGCTACTGCTTTAGCTAATTCTACGGGATTCTGGCCTAATGATAAAGTAGTTGCAGCTGAAATATCCTTTACACTTTTTAATAACTCTTTTTCATTTAATAAAACACCATTTCGTACTGAGGATAATTTAGCTTGGGCCATAAATTCACCAGTAATATCATTCATTTCTTTACCAGTAGACATAGAAATTTTAGCAATACCCATCAATTCTTCATTAGTGAATCCAGCCATTTCTCTCATTTCAGTAAACTGAACTAACATGTCATCACTTAATTGAACTCCAGTTCCTAATGATTTATTAATTTCCATTAGGGTTTGGCTTAATTTTTGAGAAGTAACAAAATTATTTCCAGATTCATTAGCTATAGAAGTCATTTCTGATTTTAATTGGGTGGCTTCTCGGTAATTCATATTAAGACCTTTAGCCATATCTCCTATAACTTTATCTATCTTCATAATCTCCATTAGTATAGCTAATGGACCAAATGCTTTTTTTAGTGCAGGGCCTAAAGCTTTTATAGATTTCATGAATACATTTAAAGGTTTAGTTAAACCCTTCATTAATTCCTTAGCCCCTCCTCCTTTTACTACCTTAGAAGCTGCTCCAACCCCAAAATCTCCTTGTTTACCCGTAATTCCTAATCTATTTGCTAGTTCCTTATTCCTTTCAAAAAATTCTTTATCTAATCCTTTTCCAAATCCTTTTGATCCCCTACCCCCTGCGGTAGCATCTTGGAGAATTTTTTGATCTTCTTCAGACATTCCCTTTTTACCAAAAATTGATTTTAAACCTCCACTAGTTTTACCTGTCATTTCTAAATTTTCAGCTGCTGCTTCCCTTGCTGCATCTGCCGCATCCTTGAATGCCTCTGATGTTTTAGATAAACCTGGTATTTTTGTAACTAAATCTGATAATGATGAAAAAGATCTTACACTAAAATTATTTGAAATTTTTTTAGAGTTTTCTGCTTGTTTTGCTAATACCTTATTAAGATCTTCAGCTTGTTGAATTCTTTGATTTATGGTATCATTTATTTCCTTTTGAAGTTTAGCGTCTCCTTCACCTATTTTTCCATAAAGGGATTTTAGTTTTAAAATATCCGCTTCTAATTGAGCTTGTTTTTTCTTAAGGGTTTCAGTAGCTTTAGCAGTACCTAATTGTTTATTTTCTATTGATAAAGATTCAAAATGTTCTTTTGTAATTCTTCTTGAAATATCAAGAAGTTGTTGTTTTTCAGCTTTTTGGAATTTAATCTCTTTTAGCTGAGATTGTAATACATTGGCAAAATCATTATTTTGATCAAGTTGCTCTTGATCAACTCTAAGTTTTTCTTTATCAAGTGCAATTCGTTCTTTTAAAAGCCTATTTCTTTCTTTTTCTGCCTTTAAAAGGTCTTCTTGTAATTTTCTATCTTTTTCAGATGCCATGTATAGAGTGTTTACTATAAATATTTAAAAATAAAACTATTTATACTGGCTTTTACGCTGGTATTGTTTGGATGCTTTTAAAAATTCAGGAGTATTTACTTTCCCATCAGAATCTACCATACTTATAGAATTACCTTTTCCCCTAGCTTTTTCATAAGCTTCTTTTTGATTTTTAAAGTGTTCTTGAATTTGGTTAAATGTAAATTTTCTTAACCATATAGGCATGTTATATATAGTATAGTAGTCAAATCCACCATTTCCATGAAAAACTATATCATGGATATTTTGAAAAAGGTATTTTCTAAATTCAGGTGCTGTTTTAGTAGTCAGGCCAAAAAAATGTAAGGCCAATTGGAATGGCCACCTCCTTTCCACTATCTAAAATGTAATCCATATTTACATCAGGTTGGGTTTTTCTTACATGTTCTCTAAATGCCCTAGCATCTCTAGCTAAAAGATATTCATCTACAAATTTTCTAATTTCTTTTTTTTCCTCATTACCATTAATAGAAGTAATCATATGTTTTAACCTTGTAGTCATGTCAGGAGAAGATTCTTTATTAATTTTTTTAAGACCTGCTAATTCTCTATCTATAGCTTTTTCATCTTTTCCTGTTAATAATTTATAGGTCAATATATCTCCCGTTGATTCTAAAGTATAAGAAAATTCATTTACTCCCTTATTAGGTATATTTTCTTCACTAAAAGGTTTGTTTTGTAGTTCTGATAAATCAATAGTTTCAGGATTACCATTAATAGTGACATTATATTCCTTTCCATATCCTAAAACTCTAGCAACTATAAAAACTGCATTTTTATCTCCTACTATAAAATCATCTACTTTTACTCCTTCGGTAACTATTAATGAATTTAATAATTTATCTAAAACTGTTCCTTTATTAATAAAAGATTGGTTAGATAAAATATCTTCTTCTTTAGCAGTCATATATTTTATTTCTACTTTTCCACTAGATAAAGGGTGTTCGGGAGGATATACTAATCCTTTTGATGGTAATTCTACTTCTTCAGTAGGGAATTTGTGTTCGCTCATAATCTTAATTTATAAAACTTTATTATAAATATTAAAATAAAAAAAGAGCTTAACATAGTCAAGCTCCTTTTAAAAAAATATTTAAAATTTTTTAGAAATTTAATACTGCATAATCAATTGATACTGTAATTTGAAGATTTATAGCTGTATCTACAGTATCCCAGCTATATTCACCAAAGTTAGTTGATGTAATAAATGCACCTTTTAGTATCCATTCTGAAACAATATCACCTACAGGCCCTAATACATTAATAGTTAAATCTTTTTTATAAAAATCAGAATAACCATCTCTACCTGTTACTGATTCATGGTGTAATCTTACCCATTCCATAGTTGCTTGTGCACCTGAAGGAGTGATGGGATCAAATAATGTCATTGTAACGTCTTGCCACACAGATTTACCTTTAACTTTTCTTTCTACATTAATATGATTTAATGTTACTACACCTTGGTTTAACGTTACAGCACTAACACCTTTAATAATGTAGCTTGGCATCCCATCCATGTATAGGATAAACCTATTCGCCTGTTTGGGTTCAAACGCTGTATAAAATATTTCATTGGGATCTAATACTGCCATTTTTTACTGTTTATTTCTTGTTATAAATATCTAATTCTTTAATTTTTTATACCGGGAAAGTAGCTCCAGTTGGTAATATGTTAAAATCTAGGTATATAAATTCAGCTGTTTTAGTTGGCTGTAAATATATTTGTCCAATTAATTGATTTCTATCTATAACATCTGGGGTATTATTACTTTCATCCATTACTACTTTAAAGGCATATAATCCTTGTCTTTGTTGTACACTTTCTAAATATGGATTAACTTGTGCTAGGAAATTATTTCTTGTAGCTATTGTATTTTGTTCAAATACTAAATTATCTGCTATTTGAGAAATGAAATTTTTAAGAGCTATTAATAATCTTCTTACATTTACTCTATCTAAAGCACTAGCTTTTTTCTGCATGGTTTTTTGTCCAAATACTACTACTCCTGTGTTTGGGAATGTAGCTATTGGGTTAACATTTGAACCATATAGAGTATCTCTATTTCCATTTGTTAATTTTCTTTCTGCTCTAACAACAGTTCCTAAACCACCTCTGTTTAATCCAGCTGGTGCAAACCATGCTTCTCCTGCTCTATCATTAAACGCATATACTCCTGGTATCATTGCTGAAGCTGGTACCCAAACTAATGATCCTAAATCTGGATCAATTGTTTGTAACCAAGGCCAATATGCTGCTGCATATGAAGTGTCTCTTCCACCTGCTTGAGAAGTTACAGTGTTAATTCCACTTGCATAAGGTACTAAATCTATTACTGCTATATTATCTCCTCTGAATGATGAATTATTAATCATAGTACTAATAGGTCCTGCATATCCTGAATTATATAATCCCGGAACTGTAATTAAATTATACCTGTAAGCATCTCTATTAGCTAGTAATTGTAAAGAAATAGAATAATTATCTGCTACTAACCCTTGAGTATTAGCTCCTACTACTGTGTCATTAATATTTTCATAAAAATTAGCTCCTACACCTACAAATGGTGTACCTACAGCATCTACAAATGAACCTTCGCCTGCTAATGGGATCGATGCTGTGTATTGAGATTTAGCATTTCCATTATTATCAAAATAATTTAATGTTTTAGCTGCTACTGATTTTACTCTTACAAAATTACTTAATGTGTTATATGTTCCAGCATTGGCAACATAATATTCTCCAGTTCCAGTATCTTGGGTAACTGTTTGTTTTGAATTACCAATTACTTTTTCAATGTAATTACTTGAATTTGGGTCTAGTGATAAATTTGTCCAAGTTTCTAATATTGTTTTAGAAGTAGATGTATCATCACCTCTTCTAATTAATAAATTAAATGTACCTGAAGCTGTATTAGGGGATGCTATTTCCCATCTTATATTATCTTTAGTACCATTTACTAAAGTTCCATTTGCCCCCGTAGCTGTTCCACTATTTGCTATTACACCCTCACTTAACGTTTCTAATACAAATGCTGTTTGGTTAGTTATACTAGCATCAACTAAAGTAAGAGTTAAATCTTTACCATCTGCTTGATCAGCACCTAATGATTCAGAAGTAAAAGTTAATACATCTCCAACGGCAAATGTACCTGAGGCTGTTAAACTACTTATAGTACCTATACTACCAGATACTCCTGCTGTCATAGCAAATGAAGCCGTAACATTACCTCCAGCCGAAGCTGATGCTACAAAAGTACCTCCTGTACTACCAGTAATATTAAATGTGTTTTTAGTAGCTGAATTTAAATCTTCTAGTGTTCCTGTTTCAACATCATTTTGAATTGCGGTACTAGTTGCGGAAGTATAAGAACCACTTACTACCCTAGTTACTAATAATGAATCTCCACCTTGTTGAAAATAATTGTATGCTGAAATAGAAGTAAAATAAGTGTATTCTGCACTACCACTTTCTACTATCGCACCAAAAGTTCTTTGATATTCTGAATATGAACCAACTACTGTTGGGATTCCTACTGGTCCTTTTACGGTAGGTCCTACTATAGCTGCTCCTGCTTGTACTGGTTGGCCAGAGATAAATGATTGATCGTTTTCTCTTGCTAATACACCAGGGGATAATAATACTTCTGCCATTTTATAATAAGTTTATTTTGTTTATAAATATTACAGAAGTTCCTGAAAATGCAATTACTTAGTAACTACTTCTGAAGTTTCTTTAGCTTCTGTAAATTTACCCGTGGATAAATCTAAATTAATATTACCATATTTATCTTCAATTTTTTTCAATTCTGTTTGGAATTTTTGTTCTATTGATTCTATGGTAGATGTAATATTTAATTTTTCCTGATTTAACTTTTGTATTTGAAATTCTAAAACACCTAGTTGATTAATATTTTTAGCATTTTGATTTTGGAGTGTTGAAATAATTTCAAATTCTTTTTTGGTTAAATTATTTTCTATACCCATAACTATTTTTTATTTTTTTCTTTATTTATAATTTCTTGTCTTCCTTGTTCTTTTTTAATAGCTTCTTCTTGAAGTTTTTTAATTTGAGATAAAATCTTATCTTGAAGTAAAGCTAAATATTTAGCATTTGATCCTTGAATTGTAAGAGAATTTAATGCCTGTTGTATAACTGTGAGTTCTTCTATATTAAACATAATTTTTATTTATTTAAAGCAGTATATTGTGTTTGCAATTTTATTACTAAATTATAAACAGCCTCAAGATCTTTACCTTGAAACTTTGATTCTTTAATCATATTTAATATAATGGTAATTTCTTTTTGATCCAAATTTGCTCTAGAAGAAAGTAAAGAATTATTAGATTCTTGACTTTGAGTATTTTTTATTTTATCTAATATACCCATAACTTTGTTTTAAAAAAGGCTGACTAGTTAAAGACAGCCTTTTATTTGTTAAATTTTTATTCTTAAGAATTAGCTGTATACATCCATACACCTCCATCTGCATCAACTGTCATATTTCCTTTTCTTAGAATTTTTCCAGTTTGACTTTCAACTGCAGATGCTACAGGATTAGAATCTGTAACTAATCTTTGATACCCAACAAAACTATTTCCTGCTCCATCAGTGGTTCCTATTGAATATCCCCATCTATCCTTACCTGTACCATTGTCATTTTGATATTGCCATTGTGGGAAATTACCATTTGAAAATTCTGCCTGGAATCCAAAATTATTAGCATCTGATGAATCTGCATTTAAAATTATCAATGTATCAGCAATAGTAATTTTTTTACTACCTCCCTGGAAATCAACACTTTTTTCAGTTACAAAATTACCTGCCACAGATGCTGTTTGGGCTCCTGATCCTATTGTTACTGCTCCACCTGCTGTTTCAGTTATAAGAGCATCTTTTAATTCAAATGCAGTACCATCCCATTTAATAGTATCTCCAGTATCTAAAGCACTTGCTGTAGCTAAAAATATTGTTCCTCCATCATTTCTAATACCCTTTTCAGCATTTCCATCTAATGTTGTAGTGTCTATAACAATATCTGTTATACTAGATCCATCATAAGTAAATGCTGAAATATTCCCATTATCGAATGCGGTAAGATTTTCAAACCCTGGAGTACCAGATTTTCTATCTATAGCACCTGTAACTGAGTTAAATTCCAATTTAGTTGTATCTAGGTTAACTACTATTTTACTACCTGAAAAAGATAAACCTCCATCGGTATCTACTATAGATGATGATATTTTTATACCATTAGAAGCTATATCAATATTATTATTAGCATATCCTTTAACAACTAATTTATCAGAAGCATTTGACAGTCCTGATCCATTTATAGTACTAAGGTTAAGGCTAAAAGTTCTAGTACCATCTCCATTCCAATTTCCTCCTGTAGAAGTTATAGCAGTACCAGGAATTAAATCTGATTCTGATGCATTTATAAGATTTTGAGCAACGTGTTTAAATTCTCCTCCAACTTGAACTACAATTTTATCAATATCACCATTTGCCCCACCATCTTCAGTTTTAGCAAAAAGTGTAGTTGTTTCTAAATCTCCCTGTGCTTTACTAGGTGTTTCTGAAATTGTTGATATTTGATCCAAATGGGCGTTTTCTGTGGTTGCGCCATCGAATATTATTTTTTTCCAGTTCGACATTTTATTTTATTTTAATGTGTTAATAATTTATTTTAATAAATGGTATTTTACTCAACGTAAATATAAATGTCTCCACTTTCTACAATAATATTTCCATCTTTCAGTTGATCTCCAGTTGCAGCTGCTGTAGTAGCATCTATATTAAGACCTGCTCTACCAACTGCTGTTCCTTGAGTTCCTGCTCCTGTTGGATCTGCATCTTCTGTTTGAATCCATTGGCCTGATGTATTATATACCCAACCTACACCATCTGTAGTACCTGAACCTTGTTGTCCTATTATACCAAAAGCAGTTCCAGTTCCAGAACCTGAGGCTAAAGTTATAAAATCATCTTTAATTCTTAAATTTGCTGAATCTTGGAATGTTGCTTCTCCTTGAACTATAAGATCACCTTTAATAGTGACTGTTTCAGAACTATCACCAATTTCAATATCTGTGCCATCTTCAGTAATAGTACTATTTACTAATTGTTTAGTAGTGTTATTCCATTTTAATACAGTATTTGCGACTAAATTACCAACATTTTTAAGTTGAATATCATTAGTACCATCACCTGCTGCTAAACCGTCTCCAGCTAAAGATCCAGTATCTACTTTTACTTGTCTTGCGTTTTCACCTGTATAAGTAGTTCCAGTATTAGGAGCACTTGCGTCTACTATTTCAATACCATTTCCAGCACTTAATGCTGCTCCTGCTTGAAAGGATGCTGTTAATGCCCCTGATACAGAATTAAATCCTAAACCTGAACCTGCATTAATTCTAATACTATTAGTACCATTACCTGCTGCTAAACCTTTAGTTTCATCTACTAATGAACCTGAATCTACCCCAAGTCCAGCTGTACCTAGTGATAAATTCGAATTACTTTGTAACTCAACTTCTAACTCACCTGGAGTACTATTAGTTTTTAAACCATTACCTGCAACACTACCTGAATCAAAGTCCAAGGTTACTTCATATGTTCCATTATATGATTGTGCATTCCCTGAAGCAACAGAAGCAGATAAACCTGTTCCAATAGTTAAAGCATCTAATGTTGGTGAGATTGCATTTGAACTTGTATGCATAAATTCACCTGTAGAGGCATTTTTGATTACTACGTTGTATGTTGCTTGACCTGTTTGTTCAGTCGTTGATGCATATATTTTTCCTGATGCAGAGATTTCACCTTCTGTTTCAGTTGGATCTGCTGTTCCTAATCCTATTGACTTAAGTGCTGCATTCGATCCACTAACTATGACTTTTTTCCATTCTGCCATTTTATTAAATTTTAATTGTTAATATAATTATTTATTTTTTGTCTTAATTAGTTGGATCAATTCCAACTTGTTAATTTTTTTATCGGTTATACATATGTAATTTAATCTATTCCTACATAAAAAGCTGAAGAAGAATACATTATTCCTCCTGCTACAGCAGTAGGTGTTGCTCCTGTACGTTCTACTAGTATGAAATTACCATTTTGATCTACTTTTGCTACTTCTATATTTCCACTTTTAACTAAAAATATATCATCAGTATTAGATCCAGAAATTAATAAACTTCCACTCATAGTAGTTGTTCCTGTGGTTTGATTAAAAGTTAATTTAGGGCTTCCCTCAAAATCTCCACTATCATTAAATTGAATTTGAGTATTTGCTCCCCCAGGAGTACCACTACCACTACCATTGCTACCAATTTCTTCCCAACCAGAATCAGTATTAGCAATTGAAGGATCTTTTAAAGCAAATAATTTATCAGTACTTTGTTCATATACTAACAATCCCTGATATGCATTGTTTATGTTATATGTAGCTAAATTTTTTCTAGCAGAAGCATCAGCCACTACCATCCTTCCATCTATAGGATCGGAATTAATTACTAAAAATCCTGCTGGTACTGATACGGGCATGCTTTAATTTTTTATGTTTCTAATAAATATGTTGTTGTTCCAGCACCCAGTGGATTAGATTTATAAATTTTCCAACCACTATTAGTACTGTAAGTGTTATTAAATGTTGCAGATAAATAATTACTACCTCCTACTTTAATAGCTGATAATGTGTAAGTGTTATCAATTAAAATATATTGGTATTGGGATTCCTCTGGATCATCTGTAGCATTTCCTGTTAGTGAAACAGTTAAATTATTGGGGTTTATTGTTCCCCTATTAATAGATCCACTTTTTTCTAAAAGAGATATATTAAAATAATCAGATTCAAATGAAGAAGTCGCTCTTGCAGGAAATACAGCTGTTCTTACACTTCTAGTTCTTTGATATATTTGATTAGATGAAGGAACAGAGGCATAAGCTATAGGATTATTTAAAGCTGCTGAATTATAATGTGATGTTAATCGTAAAGTTATAGTTCCATCTGCACTATAATCAGATAAAAGAACACTTCCACTAATAGTAGAATTATTTTCTTCTATTGGAGCATATGTTACATTAGCACTCATTGAAACAAAAGTCCAATTTCTATCTGTTGAGCTTTTAGATCCTGTATATGATATACTTCCTGTAGCATTATATTCTATTTTATCACTAATAACTCCATCTTCTACTAAAGAAGTATCAAATGAACTAAAAGATGGTCCTACAGGATTTAATTTACTTAAACTTAAATCTAAAGTTTTTTCTTGTTTATCTTCAGCTAATGTTACAGGATTACTAGAAGTTACTTGTAAACTATAATTGAACTCCCCACCATCTGGAGGACCTGGAACATTTGTAAAAGTTCTAGATAATGTTTCTCCTGAATCTCCTGTTTCTAATAATGTACTTCCTGAAAATAATGATGCGCTAACTAGCGAATATCCACCTAAACCAAATGTGCCCGTAACTGTGTATGTTTGTAGTTCTAAATTAAATCTATCTTCCTGAAATCCGCTTTGTCCAATTGATGGTGTTGGAGCTGTTGGTTCACCAAATACAAATTTTAAATCTCCTGCATTATATTGTACTACAACATTTGTATCATAATCTTGTATAGTAATAGTGCTAATATTCCCTCCTGGACTTCCTCCATCTAAACCTGAACCTGTGGCTTTTATTGCTGTACCACCACCTCCAATAGCACTTGAAGCTGTATAAAATAATTGTCCTGTAGTATCATTGTATAAAGCTACTTTATCTACTGTATTATTTTCAGAAGCAGATACAAATAATGCTCCACTTGAGCTTATAG